CCGGAATTTACAACATCTTCTAATCTAGTATCTGCGGCCTCTGTAGCTGTTGATTGGAATAGCTCACAGATATTTAGGGTGACACCTAACCATGGTATAACTTTTACCTTTTCTGATTTTAAAATTGGGATGGTAAAAATTATTATAGCCGTGGGTGGGGGCGGAAGTAATACCCTTACTTTCCCCTCAGAGGCTGTTAAGATAAGTGGGGATTATGATGATACATCTGGTGTTAAAAACTTTATACAAATAGTATGCACTGTTGATGGGGGCTCACCAGAGTTCTTTTATACAATATCTCAGCCTGCTACATAATAACAATTAAATTAAATTAAATGGCAAAAAAACGTTTTAAAGATACCGGCGTTGGGAAGTTCTTACTAGAGAAAATTCCTAACGTCGTTGGTGCGATTGCGGGTGATACACCTGTTGGTTCGGTAATACAAGCTATTATCGGCGGTTCTGAAATGTCAGAAGGAGACAAAAAAATTGCACTTAAAAAATTAGATATTGAAAGAGCAGAAATAGATGGCACAACTAAGCGCTGGGTTGCAGACGCAACTTCGGGGTCTTGGCTTGCGGCTAATGTTAGGCCTTTAACTTTAGTGTTTTTAACAGTAAGCTATGTAGCTGGGTGGTATATGGGTTACCCACTAGATTCAATCACAGGTCTTTTGACTATAGTAATTGGTGGTTATTTCGGCTCTCGCGGTGTAGAAAAAGTATTTGGAAACAGTAAACATAAATAATGAACGACTTAAAAATTTACGGCATAAACGTCGGAGCGGTAGCTTTTTCAGCTTTACCGAACATCAACCCCACACTGCAAACTATAGTATTGGTTATGACAATAATATATACAGGGATGAATATTTATATTAAGTTAAAAGACAGAAATAAGAAATGAAATATTTTGAAGAGTCTGAATTCAACGGTTTTGAAATGATGGATAAAAAACTTCTTTCAATGCTAGATGATCTAAGAGAAGCTTACGGCTATCCTATAAAACTAACATCGACATATAGAAGCCCAGAACATCCTATTGAAGCAAAAAAATCAAAGCCAGGCGAGCACGCTTATGGTGCTGCGGTTGATATTGCTTGTGTAGGTGGCGAAGCTACATTTAAATTAGTTAGAGCAGCCATTATAACTGGGTTCACTCGTATAGGCATTTCAAGAAAAAACAATTTTGTGCACGTAGGTGTTGGTTATCCAGGGGCTCCTGAAACTACTATATGGACATACTAAAATAAATTAAATGAAATTAATTAGAAAAATAAGCATTGGCCAAGACTATAAAAACGAGGCGATGCATTATTCCGTGGGCCAGGAAGTTTATGGGGGACATAAGATTTGTGATATAATTGAGGAGGAGGGATCTTTCCAAATATATATTGAAAAGAAAGGATCACAATTACCTTGGAAACACTTCAATAAAAACATGGCTGTATCAATAGAATACAATTTAGATTATTAAATGAAATCATTATACAATTATATTATATCAACAAATGACAGGTATAAGAATAAAACATCTGTCGAGGGTAAAGAACTTATACTGAATACTGAAATTACAGAACGAGACTACGAATTTGTAAATAGAATAGGTACGGTAATAAGTACGCCTATAAATATTAAAACTCCTATTAAGAAATGGGACCAAGTTATAGTACATCATAATGTGTTTAGAAGGTGGTATGACGTTAAGGGCCATGAAAGAAATTCAGGTAGTTACATAGACGAAGGAAGATACTCAGTGTCACCTGACCAGTTATTTGCATATAACCAAAATGGTAAATGGCATTGCCCAAATATGTATTGTTTTGTAGAACCTTTAGAAAACGAAGACATATGGAGCACCGAAAGCGAACAAAAACTTTTAGGGGTGCTTACATACACCAACGACTATTTAAGCTCATTAGAAGTGTCCTGTGGGGATATTATAGGCTTTACACCTGAATCTGAGTATGAATTTAACATAGATGATAAAAAATTATATAGAATTTTATCAACGGAAATAACTATCAACTATGGACATAAAAAAGAAACGCCTACTTATTCTTGAAGCTGCTGAAAATTCAATCAATGAATTAATAAAAGTGATGAATAAGAAAATGGACCCAGATGAATTAGATCCGGAGAAAGTAAAAATATCGGCCTCAGCTTATAGGCTAGCGATGGAGGATGCTATTTCGCTCTTACAAAGAGTAGAAGAAATGAATGAAATAATGAACGAATCACCTAAAACTGCTAAAGACAGTTTTTATGGTGTAGAAAACAGGGTTAAATAATGTATAAACAAAATCTATATGCTATACACTCTGCACATTTGTCTACTAAAAATGTAAAAAGGAATAATAAGCTAAAAAATTATAAATACGGTTATAATGATGACCTCGACTGTGTAGTAATAAGTAAAGACGGTACTATAGGTGAAATTTTTGAAATACAAGGTTTACGTGTTGCTTTACCAGCAACGCCTAAGGAAGTGTATTCAAATAGCGAAAAACCTGAAGATCAAGTTTTTAAGCAAACCTTAAAACCCGCTACGCTTTCAAAAATAAAATCAATTCATGATTTTCAATTATATCCAGAAGAAATTAAAGAAAAATACTACGAATATATTAATTCAGAGTTTGACTCACGTAATTATGGGTATTGGTTTATGTGTAATGGCACAGCAACCTACCTTACAGGAGTGCACTATATGTATCTCAACTGGACAAAAATTGATGTTGGGGCACCTGAATTTAGACAATCAAATAAAATATTCTTTTACTTCTGGGAAGCGTGCAAAGCTGATTACAGATGTTATGGGATGTGCTATCTCAAAAATAGACGGAGTGGATTCTCCTTTATGGCTAGCGCAGAAACAGTTAATCAAGCTACAATATCAAAAGATGCAAGATTTGGGGTATTATCAAAGAGTGGAAGTGATGCAAAAAAGATGTTCACTGATAAAATTGTACCTATCTCGATCAACTACCCGTTCTTCTTTAAACCAATACAAGATGGGATGGAAAGACCTAAAACAGAACTTTCCTATAAAATACCATCTAGAAAACTTACAAGGAATTCACTCAAAGCAACTACTCAAAATGAAGTACAAATTGGGGAAGGACTTGACACTACTATTGACTGGAAAAACACGGGAGATAACTCCTATGACGGGGAAAAACTAAAACTGTTGGTTCATGACGAATCCGGAAAATGGGAAAAACCCGACAATATATTAAACAACTGGCGTGTTACTAAAACCTGTTTGAGGTTAGGGGCAAAAGTTGTAGGCAAATGTATGATGGGGTCTACATCAAATGCCCTAGAGAAAGGCGGTAATAACTTCAAAAAATTATATAATGATTCAAAAGTTGAAAACCGAAATCGCAATGGGCAGACTGCTAGTGGATTATATTCTTTGTTCATACCTATGGAATGGAACTACGAAGGGTTTATCAACAAATATGGATTTCCTGTATTCGATCATCCAGAAAAACCGGTTGAAGGGATTGACGGAGAACTTATCAGGCATGGAGTTATCGATCATTGGGAGAATGAAGCAGATGGACTCAAGGGGAATAATGATGCCTTAAATGAATTTTATAGACAATTTCCTAGAAGCGAAAAGCACGCATTTAGGGATGAAATAGAGAAGTCTTTATTCAATCTAAATAAAATATACGAACAAATAGATTTCAACGAAGAAATGACCATGCAGGGTTATGTAACTCGCGGTTCATTCAGCTGGAAAAATGGAGTTAAAGATTCTGAAGTGGAATTTTATCCAAATAAAACAGGTAGATTTAAATTGTCCTGGATTCCACCGGTTGAAATACAAAATAATATAATAGTAAAAAACGGTATTAAATACCCAGGCAATAAAGATTTAGGCGCATTTGGTTGTGATAGCTATGATATTAGCGGCACAACAGATGGTAGCGGATCTAATGGTGCACTTCATGGGCTTACTACATTTAGTATGCTAGCTGATGTGCCTTCTAGCCAATTCTTTTTAGAATACGTCGCTAGGCCACAAACAGCAGAAATATTTTTTGAAGATGTACTCATGGCAATGATATTTTACGGAATGCCAATACTTGCCGAAAACAACAAACCTAGATTATTATATCATATCAAAAGAAGAGGCTATAGGGGTTTTTCAATGAATAGGCCCGACAGATCTCGCAGAAAGTTATCTATAACAGAAAAAGAATTAGGTGGTATACCTAATACTTCAGAAGACATAAGACAAGCTCATGCAGCCGCAATCGAAAGCTATATTGAAACCCATGTTGGGTTAAAAGAAAATGGTGATTGTGGTAAAATGTACTTTCAAAGAACATTAGAGGACTGGGCTAAGTTTGATATTAATAAAAGAACAAAGTTTGATGCATCTATAAGCTCTGGTCTTGCTATAATGGCATGCCAAAGACATCTATATGCATCCAAAACAACGAGAGAAGTTAAGAAAATAGACTTTGGATTTTCAAAATATAATAACCAAGGTTCAAAAAGTAAAATAATACAATAGAAAATGGCAGAAGCTAAAGGACAAGTTACCCAATTTCCCAGCCAATCGGTTGACGATGCTACAAAAGCTAGCAAAGACTACGGAATGGAAGTGGCACGCGGTATACAAAACGAATGGTTTAAAAAATCATCTGGCACAGGAAGGTTCGTGCAAAACCAACAAGACTTCCACAAATTAAGATTATATGCTAGAGGTGAGCAATCTGTTCAGAAATATAAAGATGAATTTTCAGTAAATGGGGATTTATCTTACCTTAATCTAGATTGGAAGCCAGTACCAATTATACCTAAGTTTGTGGACATAGTTGTTAATGGTATGCAAGATAGGTTATTTACAGTTAAAGCTTTTGCCCAAGATCCTACGTCTGTAAAGGAAAGAACAGATTTTGTTGAAAGTATTGTAGAAGACATGCAAACACAGGAAATTTTAGCTTCTATAGAGCAAAATATGAATGTTGATGTTAGCAATACACCAAAAGCAGAATTACCTTCTACAACAGAAGAGTTAGAACTGCATATGCAAATAAGTTATAAACAAGGTATAGAAATAGCAGAAGAACAAGCTATAGACAATACTTTTAAAAGGAATGACTACCCTGAAATCAAGAAAAGGGTAGATTATGACCAAACGGTTTTAGGTATTTCTGCAGCAAAGCATAGCTTTAATAATACAGATGGCATTAAGATAGATTATGTTGACCCATCAAATTTAATATATTCATACACAGAAGATCCTAATTTTCAAGACGTTTACTATTTTGGCGAAATAAAACAAATAAAGACAAACGAACTTAAAAAACAATTTCCTGAGCTTTCAGATGAAGAGTTCAATGATACAGTTAAAAAATCAAGTAATTATAACAACTATGATTATGCCACTGTAAATGCTGACAATAATACCGATTCTAATACCTTAACGGTTTTGTATTTTAATTGGAAAACTTGGGAAAAAAGCGTATATAAAATAAAAGAAACATCTACCGGTGCTAAAAAGGCAATAAAAAAAGATGACAAATTTAATCCCCCAAAAGACCAAAGGGCTAGATTTGAGAAAGTAGCTCAAGCAAGAGAAACTATATATGAGGGGGTAATGGTGCTTGGAGCTGATAAGCTTCTTAAGTGGGAAAAAGCCACTAATATGGTTCGCCCTGATTCTAATGCTAATAAAGTAATGATGAATTACGTAGTTAGCGCGCCTAGAATATATAAAGGCAAAATAGAAAGTCTTGTTGGTAGAATGGTCACTTATGCTGATTTAATTCAACTTACACACTTAAAATTACAACAAGTAATACAAAGAATGACACCATCTGGTGTTTATTTAGATGCCGACGGGTTGGCTGAAATAGATTTAGGTAACGGAACAAGTTATAATCCTCAAGAGGCTTTAAACTTATATTTTCAAACCGGTTCTGTTATAGGAAGATCTATGACAGTTGATGGTGATATGAACCCTGGAAAAATACCAATTCAAGAATTACCCGGTGGGGGTGGTCAACAATCTGCCTTATTAATACAAGCGTATAATTATTACTTAAATATGATACGCGATGTAACGGGCTTAAACGAAGCAAGAGATGGTTCAGACCCAGACCAATATGCCCTAGTTGGAGTTCAGAAGCTTGCTGCAGCAAATTCTAATACAGCAACAAGACATATATTACATAGTTCACTATATATTACAACAGCTTTAGCTGAAGCTATATCAATTAGGATTAAAGATGTACTTGAATTCCATCCGCAGAGGGATGCTATGATAACAGGCATCGGAAGATTCAGTGTAGGGTCGTTAAAAGAAATGCAAAATATACATTTGCATGATTTTGGTATATTTTTAGAACTAGATCCGGATGAAGATGAAAAACAACTTGTAGAACAAAATATACAAATGGCCTTGTCTAGAGATCAAATACTTTTAGAGGATGTTATTGATATTAGACAAATAAAAAATACAAAGTTAGCGAATCAATTATTAAAATATAGGAGAGGTAAAAAAGAACAAATAGATCAGACAAAAGCAGAAAGAAATATAGCTGCACAATCTCAAGCGAATGCACAAGCAGCCCAAGCCGCTGAAATGGCTAAAGCACAAGCAGAAACTGTTAAAGTTGAAGCTAAAATGAAGTTAGCAGAAGCTCAATCTAATTTTGATGTTAAAAAATTAGAAAGTGAGGCTGTAACTAAGAAAGAACTTATGCAATTTGAGTTTGATTTAAATATGAAATTAAAAGAAATGGAGCTTGATGCTAAAAAAGAAATAGCTAATGGCAAAGTGTCTTTATCTGATGTAACAGGACCCCCATCTTCTGCTAAACCTCAAAAATCATTTGAGTCAAGCGGTAATGATGTTCTAGGGGGGATAGACCTCAGTAGGTTTGAACCTAGATAAAAAAATTATTAACTATTATATATTATTAAATTATGGCAGAATGGAAAATTAAAGGTGTTGCCGAAGACATTAAACAAAAGTCAGCACAAGAACAAGAACAAGCTGTTTTAGACAAAGCAGTTGAAGAGGGTAAGATCGAACCTGAGGCCGCTGGAAAAGAAGCGGATGAGGTACCTAAAATTAATTTGGATGAATTAAACAAGGAGACAGATACCCCACAAAAAGAGGAGATCGAAAAAGAAGAAAAGGAAAAAGACACAAAACAAAAAGAGGAGGAAGAAAGTAAAGAGGACATTAAAGAAGAAGAACAAAATTCTCCTCTTGAACTTATTAAAGACGAAGAAGAAAAAACGGAAACTCCCCAACCTAAAGTAGACGAAAGAACTACGCAAGTAAACGAACAACCCAAATCTACAGAGCCCGAAGTTGTACTTCCGGAAAATGTGGATAAGCTTGTTAAGTTTATGGAAGAGACAGGGGGAAGCGTTGAAGACTTTGTCTTATTAAATAGAGATCTATCAAAATATAATGATGGTGATCTATTGCGAGAATATTATAAACAATCAAAACCTTGGGACTCACAAGAAATTTCTGAGTATATGGAAGATAATTTTTCATATAGTGAAGAGGAAGATGACCCAAGAGAAATACGCACTAAGAAAAGAGCGTTTAAAGAAGAGTTATTTAATGCTAAAAAGTTTTTGGAAGGAAACAAAGAGAAATATTATGCTGACCTCAAGTTGAAAAAGCAAACAGATGTTCCTCAGGAGTACCAAGAGGCTTTAGAGTATTACAATACATACCAAGAGAGCGCTGAATCAAGCAAACAACTTACTGAAAGTTTTTTACAAAAAACAGACAATGTGTTTAGTCAAGATTTTAAAGGTTTTGATTTCCAAGTTGGAGACAATAAGTACCGCTATAAAGTCAATAATATTGATGATACAAAAACACAGCAATCTGATATTAACAATTTTGTAAAACAATTTTTAGGTGACGATGGCCAAATTAATGACGCCCAAGGTTACCATAAAGCATTGTTTACTGCAAGAAATGCAGATAAGCTAGCTGAACATTTTTATGAGCAAGGCCGTGCCGATGCTCTTCGCCAATCCGCTAAGGAGGCTAAAAATATAAACATGGACCCAAGGCAAGAAGGTGTTATTAAAACAGCTTCAGGTCAAAAGTTCAAAGTTGTTTCTGGTGATTCTAGTTCTAAACTAAGAATGAAACTAAGACAATAACTTAAAAATTTATTACAATGGCTATTAC